CGGCTCCAGCGGGGTGCCTGCGCCAGCGATAAAGCCCTTGTCTTCGACCAGCGCAAGGTTGCGTGCGCCGGAAGCCGACAGAGTCGCCAGCAGGTTGCCGGTGGAGTCGGCGATCAAGTCGTTGCTGAGCGTCGTCTTCGCGCGGGCCTTCTTGATCGCGATTTCGAACATTTCGAAAGCGGGATCAATGTCAGCCTGCGTCGGCGTCTCACCCACCCACGCGCCAACGAAGCCGTCGGAGTAGATGTTGCGAGATGCCGTGTCAGTCGAGTTAGGCTTGATTGCCGGAGTCGCCCAGCGGTCGCGGGACGTCGTCCGAACCGTCGCCAGGGAGCGCATAACGCTATCCAGTGAGCGGCGGGCCATAAGGTCGGCCTGGAGGTCTGCCGGGACGGTGAAGCCGCCAGCGCCGTCGTTGCCTTCGGACAGAGCCGCAAACTCACGCTGCGTGAGATAAGACTTGTCGCCGGAGTTACGGATCCACTTCACCCAGGCCGCGCGGTATTCGGGCTGAGACACTGCGCGCGTCTGCTTAACGTAGTGCGCCGCATCGACGTCATCCGTGGGGATTGGGCCGAAGAGCACGTCTTCGTTGTACATCGCCTGCATGCGCGGCGAACCGTCGCGTTCCTTGAGCGTCGTCGGCGCGTACCATGTGCCAGCTTTCACAGACCAACCGGCCTGAAGCAGCGACCTTCGGCCCGCGTCGTCGGCGTTAATCGGGTGCTGGACGTGGTGCGTCGGCTCGTCGAGATAAGCGCGCTGCTCGTCTAGCAGTGCGTCGCTCTTCTTCTGCTTTTCGACTTCGATCAGCGATACCAGCGCCTCAGAGCGTCCGGCAAGCTGCTCAAACTCGCTACGCAGCGCCTCCGGCAGCACGGCGCCCTTATTTTCAGAACGGATCGCCTGACGGCGGGCCACATTCTGATCTAGCTCTTCACGAAGCAGCGTCAAATCAGGCATTTCGTCCTCTTTCTATGGTTTTCCTGCGATCAACGGGCGATAGCCCAAAGATGCCTCTAACTCGCGCATAGCTAGCTCACGCGCCGCTACGTCCGGCAGTGCAGCCAATTCGGGGCTAACCTCAGGCTCTTCTATGGCCTCAGGCTCGCCTTCAGGCTCTGGATCGGGTGTTTCTGGCTCTTCTTCAGCCTCTTCGGACGTCTCTTCGGACGCGAAGGCGTTGCGGAAGATGGATAGGTCAAACGTCGCCATTGGCATTTTCGGAGTGCCATCTGGCGCGCAGCAGGCGTCGCAAAGGCCCGCATCAACGGCCTGCTGGCCCGTGTACCACGTCTCATCAACCATCCTGGCGCGCCAAATGGAGGCATCTACGCCGGATTTGGCCGCGTACATGGCCGCAATGACGTCGGACGTCTCATTAAGCCGCTGGGCCATCTTCGACATGTCCGCGGCGTTGCCAATGCTCAGCGCGAAGGCTTCGTGGATCATCATTCGCGCGTTGTCCACGATCGTCACCGTGTCGCCTGCAAGCGCAATTACGGAGCCAATCGACGCCGCGAGGGAGTCAATTACGACGTTTACCGTCGCCGGATGCGCCGCCAAGGCGTTGTGAATGGCGATTCCGTCGAAGACGTCGCCGCCGGGAGTGTTGAGGTGCAAGTTAATGACGTCGGCTTTGACGGTGGACAGCGCCTTAACAAAATCGGCGGCCGTGACGCCGAAATAGCCGATTTCATCATAGATATAGACGTCTGTAGGCCCATTTGCCAGATTTTCGATGCGATACCAATCGCGCCGTCCTTCGACAAGCGCAGCCTGGGGCCGGGATGATCGCCAGATACGCGGCTCTTCCATGAAGCCACGATATGGGCGTTAACCGGCAGAGAATTACGGCAAATCGGCGGTTTATTCTTCGAAGCGTGCGCGATATTCGCGCAGTGTGCGCCCTGAGATGCCGATACGGGCTGCGATTTGCTCCCACGTGAGTCCATTACCGCCCTCGCGCAAAGACTGAGCCTTGGCCCACATAGCGCGCGCCACGGGGTCTGACTCGATCCGCGGACGGCCTGCGCGGTTGCCGGTGGCAGGCTTCGCTGTAACGCCGGGAGCGGCTGGCGTGCCGGGAGCCGCGATAGTTGGGTCATTCCCGCCGGGGTTCGTCTCGGGCTGCGCGCGTGTCGTGAGCGCCGGAGGCGGATCGCTAAGCTCTTCGAAGCTCATCGGCACCATGTTTGCCGGCACCAGATAAGTGCCGGTGCGCTCAGCCTCTTCCAACCCGATCTTGTTCTGCGCCGACTCCAGCGAGATAAGGCCACCCATCCAGTCAGCGCGTACGCGGGCGTGAACCTTGTCCTTATCCTCTTGCAGCGCCCGAACGTCGCTAAGGTCGAAGCTTACATAGTCCAGATCTGGGAAGTCGATGGTTAGATCCCGGTTCAGCGGCCCCTCTAGCTCTTTGTAGAGCGTCGCCAGCGTCTCATCCCAGAACGATTCCCGGTCGCTCTTACGGTTGCCGTAGGACGATGACGACATACCCAGGCGCGCGCCGATGAGCGACAGCGGGACGCCAAACGGCATGGCCAACCGCGCTTCGTTAATCTCATCTAGCTCCGGCGCAACAATGCCGCGCTGGCCTAACTGCGCTGTTATCGGCGTAAAAGTCGCGTCGGCGCCGTCGAGAATCATCGTCTCGTGCCAATTGCCCTGCCCGAATTGCGTCTTCAGCCGGTGGCGCAAGTCTTCGCGCTGATCGTCCCGAAGCTTGTTTTTTGTAGACAATATGCCAGCAGGCACCGCGGCGTTCTCGAGAAATGCCTTCACAAAGCTTCGTAGGTAGCTGTCCGTGTCGATGCGCGGGGCGATGACTCGCAGCGGCGACATTCCGTAATAGTCGTCAACCGGATTGCGCTTGCGCCAATGAATGACGTCGGAGGCGTCAAGCTGCACATATTCCGAGTTGCCGATCCAATAGTCATACCGCTTGATGAATTTCTGCGAGTCAGGGACGATGCGCACGCGGTCTGGGCGCAACAGCCAAAGCTGAACCGGACGGCCTGCACCTGAACGAACCTTCAGCGCATAGGCGTTGCCGGAGATATAGAGGTGCATGATGATCGTCGCCCATAGCTGGAAGCGATCCATAAACGGGTTGGGATTCTCCAGCAGAGTCAGCAGCTTGCTGTCATAAACCGCCGTCTTGCCGCGCAGCCCGACCATCTTAGGCTCCGACGCGCTGGACGATAGCTCTTCGATCGCGGCGTAAACAATCTCATTGCCGCCGTAGCCTTCATTGGCGAAGGCGAGGTAGTTAAGCTGCATTGGCTGCTGAATGCCGTCCTGCCAGGACGGAGCCGGATGCCATTGTGCGCTTAGGTTCTGTGGCGCGAAGAGGCTGCGCAGGCCCGTTACAGCTTCAGCAATAAGGCCCATCAGAAACCGCCTACCCACCTAAACGTTTGCACGGCTGCGCCGAGTATAGCAGCAACCATTATGAGCGTGATTGCCGTCAGCAATAAGACGCCCAGGCAAACAGCGATTATGCGCAGGTCATCCCGGTCAAACTTCATATGAAGAATATATCCACGTCTTGCACCTCAAGGACACCGCTAGCAATAGCGTCCAGTCGCGCCTGCCAGGATAGGCAACCGGCGATCGCTGGGTCGATCTTAAGCGGTGAGTCAGGACGTTCCTTTTCGATCGTCCACATTGGCTCACCCAGGTCATCAGTGAAGGTCTGCATATGCTTCTGCGCGTTGCCGATAGCCGACGCAAAGCGCAGATCACCGTTATGGGTTAGCTCGCCACCGTCGATTGCGTTTCGATATGCCAGCAGCGCATAGGCCATCTTCCGCAGCGTCGTCGTCTTCCACTCGACGATGACGTCATCCCCGAAGCGTCCGGCCCACGCAGCCATTTGCTCCGTCCAATAGTAAGGGTCGCCGTAAAGCCTCCAGACGTTCCAGCGGCTGAACGCCTCCGTAACCGATGCGTTGACGTCGGCTATGGGTATCTCCATGCGCCCGCTAGCGGCATACCGCGGCTCCCAAATGCCGATCGGCCACTGATAGCCCGTCTTGACGTGCGTAGCCACACAGGCCGTCCAGTCGCGGCTTATGGAGCCGTCGAAGCCCAGCGTGATGACGTCGCCGTCGGGCACAACCATCCGGCGCCGGAGCTTATCCCATTTCTCGCGCGAAAACGGCTTATCCTCTTCCGACGTGATCTGATTGAGGTAGTAGCGCCGCGCTGTTGGTGCAGGCGTCCCCGGCGGGCCGACGATCTCTTGCGCCAGCCGCTCGACGTCCAGCCAGACAGAGTCGCCGCGGGCCGCTAGCAGCCCATGCCTGAGCGCCTCCATGTCGGTCAAATCAGGCACGTCGGGCGCTTCCAGGCAATCGTACAGGAAACCGCCGCCGGGGCTGAGCTTATCCGCCGTCTTGCGGTACGCCTCCCAATCGCGCTCAGCGTCGGAGTTTTCACCTGGGTTATGCGCGTTGCTGATTGCTAGTACGCGCCCGCCGACTTTGGCGGCGTTACGCGCAATGGTGGCGCTCATCTCATGGCCTTCGTTGTTTAGCAGCCAATGGTGGCTTTCATTCTTGATCACGAAGGTGGAGCGCCCGCCCTCCAGCGCCCGCGGTGATGACGTCACAGCTTCTATGCGCTCGCGTCCGTGGTGCGCGTAGATAATCTCTTTACCCAGGTCGATGCTGTATTCGTCGATCGCCAGCGGTGAGAACAGGCCAGGGAAGAGCGTCAGTGTATTGCGCGTCTGATCACGCGAGACGGCGGCAATCTGCACCCAAGCCGACTGTCGCGCCACCGCGAACGGCTCGCCGCCGATGAATTCGCTAAACCGGGACGGGCCGACAAACTCAATCGCCGCGAGCACGGCCGCAACCGGATCTTTGCCCCAACCCTTCATGCGCCGCAGCATGCCTGCGCGGTATTGGAAGCGGCCTTGCTCATCGACGGCAAACCACCAGAGCACAAAGCGGGCCTGCTCATCCGTGAAGCGCCACGACTTCCCGGCGTCCGGCCCGTCAGGGTGTTGCAGGTAGTCACCCGTCCAGTCGAGTATCTGCCATCCCAACGTATGTTGTGGCAGTACGAAGTCGCCGTGCGTGTCGCGCTGCCACGTCGGGCCGACGATAACCGGAGCGGCTGGGGCCTCCGTCGTCAATCTGTCTGTCCTGCTTCTTCTTCGACGCCCGGAATGTAGAGTCCTACTGGCTGGAGCGGTTTGCCTAAGGTGCTTATCTTAAGAATGATGGGAGCGCCAGCAAGTATGGCCACGCGCTCAGCCGCCGTTAATTGCCAAGTAGTTACCACCATTTGCCCATCTGTCCGCGCGGGCAGTTGCAAATATTCGGGCTGATCTTTAGCGAACACAACGGGAATGCCGCCGAAAGACTCGGCAGGCGGAATGGGCCTCATGTCGCAACCCCCAGCCGCGATTTATAGTAATCAAGCGCCTTCGGCTTATCCATGGCGGAGCCGTCAGGCTGGCGCTCAATCTCCAGCCGGACGCGGCGGCGGGCTGCTTCCGTCGTGAGCAAGTCGCCCATAGCAGACCAAATGCTGGCGAACATCGATGCCGTTGTCTCTTCTTCTTCCAGTAGGCGCGTGATCATCTCCGCAACCAGAATAGCGCCAGCCCAATCCGACGGTTCGAAAAAGTCCGTTTGGCCAGAGTCCTTAAGCGATTCGTACCAGCCCACCGCGATCGGATGCATGGACGACGGAAGCTCCGGCACCTTCACGGCGCCCTGCCGCTGAATCGACGTAACTCCAGGCGTAACGTTACGACGCCTTAATTCGACCTTCCGCTTTGGCATTGGCCCAGGCATTTACTTCACCACTTCCTTAGTAGACATTGGTTCGCATATCGCATCATGCATAATAATTGCCATCCCGCATTTTAGTAATGCCGCAACTAATACGTAATTACTATCGGATTAAGCGTGCAATTAAGCTGCATTAAATGCGTCTTTAGTCGTGAGATTATGACTGCATAAGACGCGCATCTAATGGCGAATCTAATGCGACTTATCTGTATTTTCCCGTTTTTTGGACTCGTACAGCAAATCGAGTGAGCTTGCTCACTTAATCGATTGTAAGATTTGTGCAAATTTCGAGCCCCATCCCGCACGCAAAGTCGCAGCGCAAATCGCAACGCAAGTCGCGCGCAATCTCGAGTTAGAATTTTCTTGGATGACATCTCTAATGACTCATTAGATTACGAATACAACAGTCATTAGAGTGCTTATAAGAATAGACATTACAATACATGCGCAACATCATGCTATCTTCGTGGTCGATGATCAGTATCATCTCTTGCTGTCTTTAGGGAGTGGTGTCGATGGCATAATCCCTGGCCGTTGTTCGCATCGTACATGGCTCCGCCATTAGAAATGCTAACAATGTGATCTGCTTCCGTTGCCACTTGTGTACACCCAGGCCATGCACACAGCGTATCTAATGCGAGTACCATTGCACGCCATACACGGTGATTACTACCATAGCTATGAACGTGCACAGGACACGGCTTAAGATGTGGGCAATTGGGTTGCGGACACGGCAACGACGTCATGGGCTAAGCTCCATGACGTCGAGTATACCGCAGCGCGGGACGGTGTTAGCTCTTCTGTATGTTCCACATAACATCGTCGGCGACGCGCGCTACAGTAATGGCTCTAGCCTCCGCCGCGTGTCGGGCTATTAGGCCGTCCACGTTTCCCTCAATAAGATGGAAGCGGCAAGTAAGGCAAAGAGGGATCGCCTTGTACCAACGACGGCGCATATAGTGCTGCTCAGGCCCAACGTCAGTAAGTGCAACAACCGGGTTTCCACAGAAGATACATTGCTTCACTGTCCCGCCTCCGGTGCCTGTGTGGTGAGGGCGTCGTACCTCTGGAGCCAGTCCCACTCCCAGCCGTTAAGGGCAAAGGCCAGCGCCTTGTCCTCAGTCCATGCGTCAGGCGTAGAGTCGTAGACCTTTCTGCCGCGTGCCCTGAACTCTTCAGCCGTTGAGGTCGCCAGTCCCGCCAGCGCCTCCAGCCTCTCGATGGTCATGTCGGCTGCGTCCAATTCTGTCCGGTAGTGCGCAGACTTCTCCCGCTCGGCCTGTAGCACGTCCTCCATATGGCGTGCCTCTTCCTTCCACCATTGCACCATGCCCTCAGCCTTCTTGGCACGCTCCCACTCGGCAGCGAGGGCCTGCTGTGCTTCCGAAAGCGATTCCCAGACTTGTAGCGCGGCGGCGTGTTCTTCCTCGATACGCGCCTGCTGCTGGGCGATGGTGGCCTGATCTGCCTTGTGCCGAACATGCAGTGCGTCCATGCAATCGTGCCTGAAGACGAAGCCCTTGGCATAGGGGCCTGCCAACCACTCAGGGCTTGGCATATTGGCCTCCCAAGGCTGGGCGCAGCGGCTACAGACGCTCATGACGACTTCCTCTTCTCTGTTGCGGCGATGGCGGCGAGAGCCTCAGTGGACAGAACCCAAGCCGTATAACCAGCGTTCATGTCCTCATGGTCTGTCGTTGCGATAGCCTCCAGCGCCTTCCGTAGCTCTGCAATGGTCTGCTCAGCAGCTTCCTGCCCTCTTTCGCGGTGTCCTAGTTGCCGCCCAAGATATTGAATCTGAGCCCGTAGCTCTGCGATGGTTGTGTCCTGTGCGTGCAGTTCCTTCATACTCTTAGCCAACATGCCGCTAAGCACGCGGTTACTGGCCCTTAAGTCTGCGATGGTCTGCTCAGCAGCGCGGGCGTTGTGGTCGGCAACAATCTGATCGGCGTCCTTTTCGGCGAAGCAGACTGCTAGCCGTGAATAGCCATCCTTCACCGCCCAGAAAAGGAAATGATCACGGAACGGATTGTCTTCGTCTGAGCCTAGATGCTGTTTCTCCCACCGTTCCCCCTCACTCGCTCCCGGCGTGGTCATGACTTACCTCCTAACACCTGCTTGATGCCTGGTAGCGTCCAATCGCCGCACTGGCAGGTCAGATACAGCGGCGGGTACGGGTCGGCTAACCTCAGCGCCAACACCTCGAATACGTGGACACCGCCTGCGCAGCGGCGGGCTGTGGTCATGACGTCTCCTTATGTGCCGCGCGCCACGCTTTGACCTTGCAGGTGTTTCCGCAGTACATGCGGCGTTTGGTGGCGCGGAAGAGCCGCCCGCAGGTTATGCAGGCGGCTTCCGTGGGCGGGATAGGCTTGTAGAGGCCCTTACGAGGCATCGTAGTCAACGTACGGGGAATCGTGGTCAAGGGTGGCCCGAATCGCGCCGACCATCGACCACTGGTGCTCGTCCATTTCCTTAAGCTCCCAGGCGGCTTCGACTGCATCCTGCCGTGCGTAATAGGCTGCGCGGTCGGTGGGGTCGCCGGGAATCTCTTCGTAATAAGGCTCGACGCAGTCGTTGCAAGTGATGAATTCGACTGCGGTGCCCTCGTTGTACGTAACTAGCTTGTGGGAGGCGTCGTATTCGCAGGTAAGAAGCTTGCTGTCCATGTCTGTGTCACTCCTCTGTGTTGCTGATGACAGCATCGTAACCCAACAGGGGAGATGGCGTCAACCCTTTTTCGGTAACTTTCGGATCTTTTTTCTCAGCCTTGTGTTGTTCCGCTAGAAACAGCCGCCATCGCCTGAACTTCGGGTCGCGTGGGTTGTCGTAGCCCCAGTTGCCCGGCGGGATGGTGATGTCCGTCTTGCATTGGCCGCACATGTCACTCACGCGGATGACTGACATAGGCCGGCGGCAGCGGACGCAGCGCGGGGCTAACTGCCTGGGAGTATCCATTCTGGGTGCCCTCGCTCGTGGGTAATCCGGTCTGACGAGACGCGCATTGCGTATGTCTTGAGGTTTGACGAGCCGCAGAACGGGCAAACGTCCTTATGTTTGCCGCCACCACTACCGCCACCGCCGGAAACGCCGCCTAACTTGATTGGCTCAGGCTCCTCCGGCCCCTCGTTCATACCAGGGTTAGCGTCCTGTGTCCCTATAGGACTATAAGCCGGGTATAGCGAGCCGAAGCCGGTGAAGCGCTTGCGTCCCTGAGTCTGGTTCACCCAGTCCTTAAACTCGGCATCCGTAACGTCTTCGCGCACGGCTTCCACCGTCTCGGCTTCGTATTCGCGCCAGAGCCAGGAAGCTACTTGTCGCTCCGACTGAAGCTCGCGCACGGGCTGAACGGTGAACGTGCCCAGCCGTTCCGGCGCCGCTACAGCCTGCGGCACGGCCAGCAGGATAACGGCTCCGTGCTCAGCAGACCAGCGCACGCCGACAATGCCGCCCTGGACATATGCCTTACTGCGGGCCTCCGTGAAGCGGTTGCGGGCCTGCTTGAGGCTGATGCGTTCGTCCGGCACATAGCGCACCGTCGTGAAGTATTCACCGGCTAAACGTTCAGACTGCTTCTGCTTCCAGTCGCCGAAGAAACGTCCAGGCGCGCAGCGCGGGCACAGGACGTCGTGGCAAGTCATGACGTAGGCCGGACGTCCCTTGCAGTCCAGGCAGAACGCCGGACGCCAGCGGTTGTAACAAGTGCCCAGCGTAACGGCGCGCTCATGCCAGCCAACACGCTCACATAATTCGATGTACCTGCTCTGCACCTGCTCCCGCGCAACAAAGGCAGCGTTGGCGATTGTGGAGGCTTCAGCAACGGCTTCCGCCGCGTCGGCTTCTGTGACCGGAGGTGCTACGAACGTCGGCAGCTTCATGTAGGCGCGTAGCTCTTCGACGGTGCCCACCCAGTCGGCGGCGTCGTAGCCCTTCTTGATCTCCGTAAAGGCGCTCACGTCGAGACGCCAGACGTCATTGCCCTGCGCGTGGAGGTGCGCCGCGGCGGCGTCCATCAGACCGATGCCTGCATCGTCGGCGTCGGGCCATTGGACGATTGGGTGCCCCTTCAGGCATTCCCAGACGGCGGGATTAGGACAGTTGCTTGCGCCGGAGGCCACGGCAAGGGTGCGAAAGCGACGCTCTTTGAGCCAGTCGCGCGTTGTCTCGCCTTCGACAAGGATGATGGTGCAGCCCTCCGGCCACGTGCGTATGTCTTCGGAGCCGTACAGCGGCAGATCGCGGGAGCTTACGCCTCCCAGGCCCATGCGCCCGTCGGCGCCCATAAACCTGAACGTCTTGCTGCCGTCGGCAAACTCAAGCCGCCGGTGGATTGCCACGGTCATTCCCAACGTGTCGCGGATTGGATAGTCAATCGTGCGCACAGGCTCAGCAGGTTTGTCGGACGCGATACGAGGTCCCGGCGAAGCGGCCTGCTTCTGGCGCGGCTGGGGGTTGAAGGCGACGGGTGCGCTGCCGTGTTCGGTGCCGCATTCGCACATCCCGCGGCGGCGGTGCCGGAAGGTATCCAGCGGCCCGTCTAGTGGCGACTGCACGCGCGAGCAGATGATCGACCCTTCGGTCATGTAGCCAATGCAGCGGATGCCCTGATGTTGAGGGAGCCGCGCGTGTCCGCCGCAGAGCGGACAAGGGACAGAAGCGTTTTTAAAGTATTGCCTGGGTGACGCCGCTTGTGACGTCATCGCTGCGAACCGTGGGAGGTACTAGATGTAGTGGGGGTGTTGGCAAGTGGTCTATGTGTGGTAGCTTGTAACAGCATATTGCTGTTTGCCTCCTGCTTAGGCTAAACGGCTCGACGGCCACCTCTGCAAAAGGTGGCCGTCTTCACGTTTGCGGGTTCCGCCGATTATACGCCCATCAGCGCTTGAGCGCCCGCGCTGCCTTCTGAGCTTTAGCCGCATCAATCAGATCTGACACGTCGCCCTGCTTCGCTCCCTCCGGCACCTTCACGCCCAGCACCTTAGCGAAGGCTAGCGAGCGCTCCGACGGTGGTTTACGCCGCCAGGGAGCGTCACGGCGCACAAGCGGCATCGCTCCCGCCATGTGCACGTAGTCTTCGCAGTGGCCTTGCGCGTAACCGATATCGAGGCCCGTGCGCAGAAGCTCCGACTTGTCGCTAGGGTAGCGCTCAAACGGATCCTGCGAGCGGTAGGAACGGATGACGTCGTACAAGCCATTGCCGGTCGGCTGCACCAATAGGACGCCGTCGGCGCCCGCTGAGAGTGTATAGATGCCACCTTCGCTAATGCCCCAGTGCAGGTTCCGGCGCCGGAACAAGTCAACTTCGCGGGCGACTAGCTCGCCCTCAAGCTCCATCGCCTCTTGCCGGTCGCGCAGGACGTCCAGCCCGTCAAGAATGCCCAGCACGTCTTCAATGTTGCCGCGCATGTTATCGAGTTCGTCTTCGTCGGCGGGCTGAGGTTCGACACCGAACAGCGTTGCCGCGGTGAGCAAGTCGCCGACCCTGGACGACACGGCCACAAGGTCGAGTACCAGCAGATGCGTTTTGCCGATATGGGTGCGAGTGCCGCGGCCCAACATCTGGGTGTACAGCGGCCTGCTACACGTCGGGCGCGCCATGATGATGCAGTCAACCGCAGGCTCGTCGTAGCCTTCGGTGAGCACCATGCAGTTACATAGAACGGTTATGTCGCCGCTGCCGAAGCGCCGGAGGATCTCGTGCCGCTCGGCTTCCGGCGTGCCTGCCTCCACCATCGACGTCGAGTATCCGGCGTCGGCAAACGCCTGCATAAAGCTGCGGGCGCTTGCAATGGTAGGTGCAAATAGAAGCGTCCGGCGTCCCAGCGCGTGCTTTTCCCAGGCTTCTACCGCGAGCCTGGGAGCATCGGCGTTGTCTAGCCTATCAGCCAATTCGGTGCCGATATAATCGCCGTGCTGCTTATGCAGGCCCCGCATGTTGAGTTTTACGCCGATCTCCAGCGCTTTGATATCGCACAGGTAACCCTGGCGCATCAGGTCGAGCATGGAGGTTTCGTACGTAATGGAGTCGTACATGTCGTCCAGACCTTTGCGGTCTGTGCGCTCCAGCGTGGCGCTCACGCCCAGCAGAAGGGTGTTCGGCCCGACGACATGCTCAAGGATGCGGTGGTAGCTTTCTGCGGCGGTGTGGTGCGCTTCATCGACGATTACCGTGTCATAGGCCCGCGGGAAGCGCTCCAGCCGCGCTGGACGCGCCAACGACTGCACCGACGCAATCGTTATCTGCTGAGCCGTCTCGTTACGCTCTGCCTTGACGATGCCGGAGCTTAGCTCCGGCGCAACCATATGCATCTTCTGCTGGGCCTGGATGATTAGCTCATCCCGGTGCGCCAGGATCAGGGAGCGCCCGCCGCGCTGCTGACACAGCGAGCAGAACACTACCGTCTTTCCGGCGCCGGTCGGAAGCTGTATGGCCTGCCGGTTGATGCCGCCTTCGTAGGCGTCGAGCACGGCTGAGATCGCGGCGTTCTGATAAGGACGCAGGGTGATCACAGGGACACCTCGCCGTCTTCTTCTTCCAGGCACTGGATCCACGATTTCGCGAGCATCAGCGCCGCTGCCGCTAGGCAACGCTCGCATATATTTAATTCTTCGTGCTGCATGGTCAGGTTAAAGCCGTCCCAGGTAGCACCGTCACCCTGAGTGGAAAATAGGAAGAATGGCACCGTCCTCTCTATCTCAGTCAGCGGGGCGTTGCACTTGTCGCAGGTAATCACAACGGCACCTCATCGTCGGGGCGCTCGCCGTCCAGGCGCTTGAGGTGCGTAATCCATTTCTGCGCGAGCGCCATCGCGGCTTCTGCATGGCAGCGCTCACATGCGCTCAAGCCTTCTGTCTGCATCCTCAATTCAAAGCCGTCCCAGGTGGCATCTGGATCATATTCCTGAGTCCAGAAAAAGTACTCCACCGCGTAGATCTCATTTTGAGTCAGCGGGGCGTTGCATTTGTCACAGGTCATGTTTGGCAAACTCCTTCTACCTTTTCGGCACGGCGATCGTAGCACACAACGTTGACAGCCGCAATCAAGGCGGGTAGTCTTGTATTCATGGAAACACGCAGGTACGGAACGTCAGGCTCACAGGTACGGATCGAGGCGGCAGCGCTGGAGCTACTCCGGCGGCTCGCGCTCGCGGAGGATCGCTCACTGACAAAACAAATGACGGTGTTGATCAAAGAGGGATATGCTGCACGGCAGGCTACGATTGACGGCACACCCGCCGCTGTCAATCCTGGCTACGTCGCGACTACGCTTACATAGTGAAATGACCGGCCCGTGTTCGCGGAGGCCGGTCATTTCGGAAGGAGCTTGCCATGACCACCTTAACAGAAACAGCGCACGATCTCCTAACCAGCATGGAGCAGCAAGCCAGCACGACGTATCAGCAAGTCAGTAAGACGGAGATGGACGATGACATGTTTTGCGTCGCTCACCTCACTAGCCGCGGTGCCCATAAATGGCATTACGCGCTCATCCCGACGGCCACGCAGCGCCCAACCTACATGACGCGGCCGGTTGCGCTTAAGACGCTGGAAGCCTTTATCAAGCGCGCGCAGCACGACGCCATCACCGAAGCCATGCTGGTACTCATGCGATGAAACGACCACCTATGTCCGAATTCACTTGTGACCGTTGCGGGCGCTTAATTAAGCGGACGTCTCGCCGTCCCCCATTCCGCCTCCAGCGCCATATTTGTATTGGGGTGTGCAGATGAGCGAACATGTCACCCACCCGAATCACCACCTGATCCCGAAGCGTGAGACGCCCCGCGAGCCGGTCGGGCCTAAGTGCATGGCGCGGCCCGTCGGAGATATCAGCGATGACGGGCGCTGTATCCTGGCACCGTGGCACGAAAAGACGATCCCTCACCTCAACGCCCGCGGCGAACGCTGGGGGTCTATGAGGCGGGTCGATCTGGTTCCGGAGGCACACCGATGACCGTTTTGCTTATTATCGCTGCGGGGACGTTCGCCGGTTATCTGTGGGTGCGCTACTCATGACAACAACGGACGTCTGGTATCTGGTTTTGGTTATTGACGGCATAATTTTTGGGCACCTCTTGTATAAGGCCATATTTCATCGCTGAGGCACGGCAGGGAGCGTTGAGAACGATGCGGTCGGCGGGGCGCGTCGTACTCCGCTCCCTGTAGCGCCTGAGCGCTGCAAGCCTCCCGGCTTTAGAGTCGATGCATTAGTTGACAGCAAATGCATTGACGGGGACTAGGCCGGGAGGCTCTTAACTCAGGGACGTAAGTAGCACGCGCAAGCGAAGGAGAAAACGCAGATGCCAATCATTCAGCCCAAATCAGGAGCGCCCGAAGTCCCAGACGGTGTATATACCGTTAAGTGCATCAAGGTCGCCGAAGAGATCGTGGAAGATGATCCATTCGGCAAGCCGGACAAGGTGCGGCTTACGCTTCAACTTGAGGGTTCATTCGACGCCGACGGCAAGCCGGTGTTTCTCGATCCCCGCGTCAATCAGGCATGGTCGAAGCGCGCGACTCTTTATAAGTACGCGCTTGCCTTCGGACTCAAGCCGTCTCTTTCAGATGGCTTCGACACCGATGCGCTAATCGGTAAGCGCGCCACCGCCACCGTTTACACGGAGGAGGAGGGCGGTTGGCCCCGCATCACCGCGCTCGTCCCGCTGAAGGCCCAGGCTGCGCCTGCGGCAAAGGCGGCGCCGCAGGCTTCTTCCCCGTCGGAGCAATCCGCGGCAATGGCCGCATTGGCCGCTGAGGTCGATAAAAACGCGCTGGCGTCATTCTGGGAGGCCGTAGGCGAAAGCGGCACAGACCGCGGCACCGTCGCCGATATGGCTGATACCATGTTCGGCAAATCCGTCTCTAAGCTCACGTCGGCTGAGCGAGACGAATTGCTGGGCCAAGTGCTCTTAGGGGCCTAAAGGCGCAAGAGGGAGCCGTGATTTTTACGGCTCCCTCTTTTAAGCTAAGCAGGGAGCTTGACGTTGAACGCAATCATTATCAGGCCGGAACCATGCCCGCGGTGCCGTGGCTTCGTCTCGCGCGATAACTGCATTAACTGCGGCTGGGACGCGCCGGAGGTGGCAGAAGTCTTGGACATACCTGCCGGTGGCTTCTATGAGCACTACACGCAGCGCTGCACCATATGCAGCCGCCGAATCCGCCAGCCCCAGGATGGCACCCGCAACCTCTGTATCGTGCAGGTATTCCGCCGTTGGGATTCGCTTACGGCACTGGGCCTGCCGATGAATATCAAGGATCCTGCTGGCTGCGTCGGCTTCGTGCCCGTCTTCGACAATCCCGGCGATGCTTACAAATGGCGTGATGAAGAGCATCCTGATGCCACGGTGGTCGCAATATGGCCTGGGGCCGAATGACCGCCCGCGTCAAGTTGACGCCGCGGGAAGCGCTGTGGCGCCAAGAGTCGGAAGCTGATTTCCAGTCCTGGGTAATCGATTTCGCGCGCGCTCACGGCTGGTTAGTGGCGCACGTCAACGACTCGCGGCGGCAGAACGTCAGCGGCCTGCCGGATCTGGTTATGGCCCGTGCAGGCGTCATCATCCTTGCGGAGTGTAAGACGATGGGAGGCAGCGTCCGGCAATCGCAGATCCCCTGGCTGGAGGCGTCCGGCTGGCACCTGTGGCGCCCGTCGCATCGCGAAGTAATCATGGAGATCCTGACATGATTAAGAAATGCCTGATAATTGACTGCTTGAATCCCGCGGCGAAGCGGGATGACTTCTGTGAGCCTTGCGGATATTGGGTGCGCGTGACGCTCGCCGACAAGTGGTACCGCAACCATAAGCCGCCGGAGCGCCCACGCCAGATTGCCCTGTTGACATTGTGATGACAGCGGGTACGCTTATAGCCATGAACCAGACACAGCAGCCCGTCCGACAGCAGATGTACTTCTATGACACTGTGAGGGCGTCAGACCACGAAGAGCTAACGCGCTTCATCAACCATGCGGCAACGCAAGGCTGGGAGCCTGTGCAGTGTTGGTCTGACCGTGCTTCATTTAACCTAGCCGTCGGCGTGAACGGAACCGATCACTTCTGCCTCATGCGTAGGCCGGTGGATTACTAGAGATGCGAGTTTTAAGCCTAGGCTGGGGGGTTCAGTCGTGGACACTTGCAGCCATGATCGCTTTGGGAGAGCAGCCGCCCATCGATTTTGCGGTGCACGCCGATACCACCCATGAGAAATCTGGTACTTACGAGCATGCGATGAAATGGGCACCGTGGCTCTATGACCGGGGTGTCAAGGTCGTGACAGTAAAAGCTCAAGATACCCGCATTTTCCGTGACGATTGGGGAAAAGATGGCGGGATCATGATCCCTGCCTATTCGGAAACGCCGGAAGGCGGGGCTGGCATTATCCGTCGCCAATGCACCGATGACTGGAAGATTGCCCCTATCCGGCGTGCCATCGCCGGAGCGTTGGCTGCACAAGGTCTAAGTAAGAGCGCCGGGGCTGTCGAATTGGTAATGGACGCGAATGCGGGACAGCGACGTGGCTTATATCGTCAACAGTTACCCCTTAGTTGAAGGGCACATCAGCCGTGCACATTGCATCGCATGGCTTGAGGCCCATAGCTTGCCAGTGCCGCCGAAAAGTAGCTGCACCTTCTGCCCCTTCCATAAACTGGAGGAATGGCGAGGCCTCAAGCGCGAGGGAGGCTCTGATTGGCGCAATGCCGTCGCTGCGGATGATCTGCTGGCCACGATCACTAATCGGCCCGTGAACCTTTTCCTGCATAGCAGTCATCGACGCCTTGAAGACGCTATTCGCATTCCTGAAGATGACGGCAATGCACAAATGACCTTCGATGCACTCTGCGACGGAGGCTATTGCGGAGTTTAGGACTTTAGCGCGTCGCAGCCTCTTGCAGCGCGAAGGATCCGAACGCCAGTACCGCGGAAACGCCAGAATCATTACGCCGCAGGGTGTGGAAGTAGCCTCCCGGCGAAAGAGCCAAAGAATCGGCTGCGGCCACAGCCACATCGCATATGCCTCCGGCGCCGTTGGTAATCGTGATGCCGGATACGGTGCTCTTCGTAATCGCCGCCGTTGGGTTGCCGGTGCCGAGACGCAACACCCACTCCAGGCCCCAGCCGCTGATGTTCTGCGCGGCTCCGTTTACGTCAACGATCGTGAAGCGCAATATTTTGTCTTCACCCATGAAAAAGTGATCAGCGTTTTCAACCAGACTTAGCGTGCTCATGCTTCCGCCTCCTAAACGCTCGCGTCCATATCGATAATAGGCTCATAGCTGGCGTTCGCGAGCACGACGTAAATGTAGCTGCCGGAGGCTGTGATTATCGGCTCATAGCTCGCGTCCAGATAGATGTAGATCGCCGACTCGGCAACCTTCGGAAGGTACAGGACGCCCTGCTGATCCCGCAAATGGATCGGCAGGATGCGCTTGTAGCCGCGCGGGTTAGGCCAATCGAAATTGCGCCAGGGTGCGACAACCGGCGGGATGAGCAGGGTATTTAGCTCAAGAGCGAGCGCCTCAGGCTGTCCGCGCCGCGCCTGCAATCGTGGGTTAGTCTGCACATAGCTTAGGAACGGCTGTCCCGGCACCGCTAGCAGCGTGACGATGTTATCGGCAGCTACGTCCGCCGGGAGCCTGCGAGCCAGCCGCGCAGGATTTGGCTGGTCGAAGCTAAGCAACGGCGGCTGGGCTATGACGCCGAATAGCGCTAGAACGCTGTCAGCGTCTGGTGGTGGCTGCTGAGCGCGGCGGCTGGCACGTGATAGCTCCCAGACAAAAGCGGGCGTCTGGCCTGGGCCTGCATAGAAGCGGTCGGAGCCGACAAGCGTAAGCGGCTCGCCTTGATTGACAAAGCCACGAAGCTCGATTACCGAAGCCTTCAGACGGTTAGGCAGATCTAGCTGGAAGCCGTAAGTAATCGCTTGCCCAGGCGCGCCGTAAAAGCTAGGCGGCACGGTACTCAGCGTGTCAAGCAAATGCTCGTCGAGATGGGTGCGGAGGCTCACGGCCCGCGGATAGCCGCGTGGCGGTTGCCATTCCCAACCGGGAACCTGCCCTGGCGCACCGTAGAAAAGATCCATGCCGACAAGCGGCAGCGGCTCGCCTTGATTGACGAAGCCTCGCAATGCGATCGCCGAAGCCTTCAGGCGTGTCGGCAGGTCTAACTGGAAGCTGTAGCTGATGGCTTGCCCCGGCGCACCGTAGAAGCGATCGGCGCCCGCGAGGATAAGCGGCTCGCCTTGATCCACAAAGCCGCGAAGCTCAATCGCCGACGCCTTCAGACGCGTTGGCAAATCTAACTGGAAGCTGTAAGTAACCGCTTGACCGGCGGCGCCGTAGAACGTCGGTGCCACCGTGCTCAGGGTGTCGAGCAAGTGATCGTCGAGATGCGTCCGCAGGCTGCTAGCTCTACTGTAGCCGCGCGGCGGTTGCCACTCCCACGGAGGCGTCTGGCCGGGAGCGCCATAGAAGCGGTCGGAGCCAATGTAGAAGACGTCCGCCTGGAGGTTTTCCGGCTGTGCGTTCGCCGCGCGCAGGCGTTGAGCCGTAAGCGCCGTGCCACGTCCGGCGCCGGAGGGGTTAGGCCAATCGTAGCCGGGAACCTGCCCTTTTGCGCCGTAGACCGTGTCTTGCCCAGGCTCCAGAAGCAGGTTCGTCGCTAGGCGATATTCGCCCCAGGAATCGACGGCGCGCCGATACTGCTTATCGCGAGGTGAGCCGTAGCGCGTCGAAGGCATGCTAGTACCTTAGCAGCGCGCCGTCTGCGTCGGCCTGAGCGCTGGGCCGCATGTCGAGTCCGCCATTAAGGCCGGGAGGTAGCTGCCCGCCGCCGCCGCCAGCCGGAGGCTTGAAGGCGACAAAACCCATAGTCCAGTGTCCCGTACTCCCGATTGAGCTTGTCCTATTGGTATTCGTAACCTGCGCCGAAAGAGTCTGCTGATAGGTAACGGAGTCGCCACCATCACCAGCGAAGATGACCGACATGCCGGTCGGCGTGCCGGGAGATGTAGTCACATCGTTAACGCAAGCGACCAAGAGCAGCGCATCAGCCTGCGAGGTACTGATTACGCTGCCGGTGTCCGCAGGGTTCGCGGTGCCTTGGGTTACGCCCGAATCGTCTTCCGGCGTGGTAGTGTCGGCCCCTGTGACGCGGCCAATGACGCCACCCTGAGCATCCTGTGAGCCGTAGCCGCCACCTGGGTCTGCCACCGTATAGCTAGCCGGTTCACCCGCGGCGTTAGTAATGATCTTGCGATAGATGGCCTGCGACGGCAGGAACGTGCCAGCGCCAACCTGCCAGTAGATCTCCGTAAAGCCGGAGGGTGCTCCAGGCTTGTTAGCGCCGCTGAGCAGGTTGCCCCAGGCATAGAACAGGATGCAGACAACATCGCCGTTAGCCAGCGATGACGGCTTGGTGAACGAGACGCCGCCGCCACCACTCTGATCATGGGTGACGCCGACTACCCAAACAGGCGCAGCCATCTAAGGACAGACTATCTGCGGCCCCACAGTCAGCACGCCATTAAGGTAATAAGCCTGATTGCAGACAACCGGGGTCGGCGTGCCTGTTGGCGTTGCCGTGGCGGTAGGCGTCGCTGTCGGAGGCACGGGAGTAGCGGTGGCTGTCGGCGACGGAGTCGGCGTAGATGGCTGCTGTGTGGCCGTGGGAGGCGCTGGCGTGGCCGTCGGAGGCACAGCGGTACTAGTAGGCGGAACGGGCGTATTTGTCGGAGGGACGGCTGTTGCAGTCGGCGGAACCGGCGTCGGCGTACCTCCGGCGTTAGTAGTCACATCGACCAAGACGAGGTTAATGTTCGCTATGATTGCCGACTGATTCGCGGTGATCGAAATGGTGTTCGGCCCAGGCAAAAGCTCCGTCTTCGGGACGTCGAAGCTAACCGTTTTCGGGCTGAAGGTCTGGTTATCTGGGTAAGGCCAAGCGCCCGTGTTCGGGTGGCCGTTGACCGTATAGGTGAAGGTCAACGGCGCGTTGTACGAATAGAAATTGAACATGAGCCGCGACGAGGCAGCGACCGGGATTAGGCTACCGTCCATTGGCACCGTGCTTACCGTTAGCGGCGTCGCCCAGCCTTCGTTGTGGGTACCGTCGCCATTGTCGGCGTTAGCGTCGAGCACGTCATAGCTAGCGTCTTTGTAAGTGAACGGGCCATCAAAGCCGACGTTATCCCAGACGAAGGTATGAATACTTTGAAACGGCGGGCCTTCTTTATCGCCGTTGTAGTGCGCGTCTTCAATCCAGACGAGGCCGCGAGTGAACGTCAGGCCCAGGCCGTTAACCGTCGCAATATGCTTGAGCACGGAGCCGCCTGCGTCCGTCGCCCAGACTTCGGCACTGTTGACGTTGACGTTTACCTCGACATGGTTCATTGCGGCAGCGCTGCCGAACGACACGCAGTCGAGTACCTGTATGTCTAGCCCGCTAACCTGGGTTGAATCGGTGACAACGTAGTTACGACTGACGATTGCAGAATCCAGTGTCCACTTACCAGCGCAGTTGACTCCACTAGTTTCGGCGAACCCGTTGCTGTGAGCGAACCGCAAGCCGACACCGTGTTGGGGGACGGCCACCCAGGATGAAAAATGCGTGAATGGCGCAGGTACAGGCCGGTCGGTAATCCATAGTTCAGGCCATGCCGCATGTGTTCCTCCGGTGTCATTGCTTACGTCGAAAACGATCTTGCCGGTGCGTCCGGCGAAGTCGAAGGGCTGTTTGGGATACATCGCCAGGACGGCCACATCGCCGTTATCGTTCATGGCGTCGTGAAGCTGCCCGCCGCAGACCTGGACGTCGTTCGGAGGCGCCACCGTCCCGCCGGAGCATCCCTGCATCGGCGTATTAGCGATGAGGTTGTAGCGGCCGCTGAGGTTCTGATAGCCAACGAAGCGGCTAACTCCCCAGATACTACCGTCTAGCTGGCCGCTGCGGTTCGTTACCGCATGCGCCACGTCGAAGCCATCGCAGAATGTCATCCCCGTACAGCCGCCTACGGCCTGAATAGGCCGCGCCTGGGGGTGTGTTAAGAGCAGGATGGCAAAGACGAGCACCATAGGCGGCGAATACCGCAGAAGTTTCTTCACGGCTTAACGCCTCTCTCTTTACATTTCCTCAACTACGTAGTGACTGGAAACCAGCCCAACGCCGGTAACGGATGACAGCGAAATCTCATCGTTGTTTGCTGTGGCCGTGATCAGATAGATCTCTTCGTCCGGCGCT